GTCAAGGTCTATGCGGCCGTCGACTTCTCCAAATCTTTTGACCTTACAAGCCTCTGCTGGGGCTGGTGGGCCGATGGAAAGTTCAATCTTCGATGGCACCATTGGGCCATCAAAGACCCGCAGGTCAATAGTCACGTCCGGCATTACCAGAAGTTCGTAGACAACTGGGCACGCCACGACTACGTCGACGTGGTGCCCCACCGAGTCTCCTATGACGCGGTGAAAGAGAAGATCAAGGATCTCGGCCCCAACCTCGTCCGTTGCGGATACGACGCCCTCGGCGGCATGAAGACCGAGGTGCAGGAGTGGGGCGACATTGAAGAGAACTACAGCCCGCTCCGCGGCGACCTGCCGATGTGGAGCCTGCCCCAGACCATCGTGAGTCTCGGGCCAGCGACGTACCTGCTTGAGTCGTACATCCGAAACGAGACGATCGTGATGAACGAGGATCTCGTCGTCGAGTACGCCCTGCCGAACGTCCAGTTGCAAGAGAACGCCAACGGCGACCGCCGCCCCTGCAAGATGCAAAGCATGGGCATCATCGACCCCATTGTCGCGTGCGTGATGCTCATGGCCGTCCTCATCAAAGAGGGGGCCGAGAGGCCCGGAGCCTACGCCAAGGACGAGGACATCGTGGTATGAAAAACCCCCTGACCGAGATCCGTCGTCTGTTCAAGATGACGAAGTTCGGCGGCAGCGTCCAGCAACTGCCCGATGCGTGGTGGAACTGGGAACGCAACACCTTCAGCCCCGACGATCTCGTCGCGGACCCGTTCAAGGCTCTTGGCTTCACGCCGATCAGCCGGGCGATTCAGGTTGTCTCGAACGACCTCGCTCGCGTGCCCATCCGCACCGAAAAGAAGACCGACCAGCACTGGGAAGTTGTTGACGACAACCCGATGCTGGACGAGATCCTGAACGAGATCCCGAACACCCACTTCTCGGCGTACGAGTTCAAGGGCTGGATGTGCCGCAGCATGATGCTGTGGGGTAACGCCTTTGCCCTCATCAGCCGGTGGGGTAACGAAGTCCGCGAACTGATCCCAGTGCGTCCATGGGACATGGCCCTGCTGCCGGACACGGAGCGTGGCGGGTGGTACTACCACTCGTCCGAGTACGGCGACATCAAGCACACGGATGTCCTGCACTTCAGGATGCCTTCGTACGGCCGAATGCTGTGGGGCGAAAGTCCTGTAGTCCTTGGCCGACACGCAGTGGCCCTCGGACAGTCGCAGGAAGCCGCCGGTCGGTCGGCGTTCCAGATGCCCGGCCTCGGCAAGATCGCCATCACCACGAAGGAGACGATGGGTGGCGAGGCCGTCCGTCGCATGCAGGAAGCCTTCCGGGGAGCCCATAGCGGACCGGAAGGCATGCTGCGTCCGATCGTGGTGCAGAACGAGTCTGACGTGAAGCAGGTGGGGCAGTCGCTGACCGACCAGGACTGGATCGCGGCTCGCAAGTTCTCGATCAATCAGGTCGCCCAGATGTACGGCGTCCCGCCGCAGATGCTCTACAACTTCGAGGCCGAGTCGGCCAGCGGAGTGTCGGAGCAGGCTCGTCAGTACGTCGACAACTGCCTGAGCCAATACACCGCAACGTGGGCTGCGGAACTCGCATGGAAACTGCTTCCGCACACGCCGGACGGCGAGCGGTATCGGTTTGTCTTTGACACGACCCAACTGGTTCGTGGCACCTTTGCGGAGCAGGTGTCTGCTCTCCAGATTGCCGTCCAGACCGGCGTGATGACCCGTAACGAAGCCCGCAAGATGATGGGATTCAACCCCATCGAGGGCGGAGATGAGGTGCTGATTGGACCGAACATGCTTCCGATCGAGCAGAACGAACAGCAGGCTGCTGGAAGTTCGAGCGATGGGGAGACTGACGAGCCTGGGGGAGAGTGACGGTCCAGTCATTTTCCGCGGCTGTGCAGTCCCTTACAACGAAACGAGCCGGATGCTTTACGACCGGCCCCGACCGTACCGCGAGCGATTCGTCCGCGGGGCTCTGAAGTGGAGCGAAGAGACGGTGATGCTGGTGCAGCATGACCAACGGGGTGTGCCTCTCGGTCGTGTGGCCGCCGGGACGCTTGAGTTTGAAGATTCGGAAGACGGGCTGCACTTCCGTTGCAACCTGCCCGAATCACGAATGGACATCCGCGAGGCTCTTGAAAGAGGAGATCTCGACGGTTCCGTATCCATCGGTTTTCAGTGTGAAGACGACGATTGGATGCACACAAAGTCGGCCTCCCTCCGCACTGTGCGGAAGGCGAATCTGGCCGAAGTTTCTTTGGTTACCGCAGGCGCATATCGAGGTGCCCGCGGCTGCATGAAGGAGTCCTGAACATGGACGACCTCCGCTCGCTGCGGGAGCAGCGTGACGAACTCCGGTCGCAACTCGATGCGATCATGGAGCGCAACGACAGCATCGACGACACCGAGTCGATCGAGGCTCTGGAGCAGGGCACCGCCCGCATGGCGGAACTGGACGCTTCGATTCGGTCCGCCGAAGCGAAGGCTCGCTACAACGAGATGCGTGAGGCTGCGGCCCCGTCCTACTCGTTCCGCAGCGAGACGACCACCCGCAAGAACGATGGCGAGTACCGATTCGAGGTTCTCCCCAACAACGAAGTCCGCGTGGTCGGTGGCGGATCTGCCGGATCCGACGCCACGTTCACCGGCGACTACGGCGCGAGCATCCCGGTCGATCTTCAGGCCGAGATGATTCGCCGTCTCCCGGTTCTGGCTCCGATCCGCGGGTTCTTCGGATCGACCCAGTACCAGAACGACGTTGAACTCCAGCGTGTCGCTTCGCGTATCGCGATGACCACCAGCGCGTCCACCGCGGGCGGCAACGTCACCGCTGAGTCTGCGGCCTACACCGAAGAGGACTTCGTCCTTGAGCGTGTCCGCAGCCGCAACTTCAAGACCGCGGCCAAGAGCCGGGTCACTGAGGAGTTCATGCGGGACGCCCGCGGCCGTGCCGTTGCGGAAATGCTGCTCCAGCACGCTGAGGAGCATGGCCGTCTTTGGGACGAACTGTACGCCCTCGGCCTTGGTGCCGACGCTGGCCCGGAGCCGGTGCTTCTGACGCCGACCGCTCTCGCTGCCGCGTCCGGCGACTTCGCCAATGCTGCCGCAACTCCCCACGCCGAAATCAACCTGCAAGGCTTTGACAACAGCGACTGGGCCGCAGCGAGCAACGCTGGCAAGTCCGAACTGATGGTCGAATACCTGACCAACCTTCGGTACGGCCAGATCCCCGCGCAATACTGGGGCGGCCTGAAGTCGCTCGTCACGCAGGAGTTCTTCGCGCTTCTCGCTGGTCTGACGGACGGATTCGGCCGCCCGCTGTTCCAGCCGCTCAACCTGTCGAGCCCCGAAGCGTCGACCGCTGCTGGTACGCTTCTCGGTCTGCCGGTCACTGTGACCAACAACCAGACCGGAACCGCTGGCGATTCGGCCCAAACCGTTCTGGCGGTTCTCGCCCACAGCGAGGACTACCGGATCTTCGACCGCACGCCGTACAGCCAGCAGGTCGATCCGTACTCGCGTGGCGACAACGGCGAGGTGGTCTACCGTACTCGGATGCGTTCGGACGGCCGATGGCTGCGTCCGTACGCCGCCGGTATGCTGCACACCGTCGCCTGATCTCAACAACTCACGGAGTCCCCCCCTCCCTCCGGGGAGGGGGGGACTGACGGATGACCACAATGATCGAGTTCGTTTCCAAGGCAGCCCACAACTTCCAACTCTCGGAGTTCGCGGACCACATCCGTCTGGAGACGACCGACGATCACCCCGCCGCCCAGCGAAGTCTCGATGCCGCCGTCGAGGCCGTCGAGGACTGGACGGGAAGGCTGTGCAGGGTTTGCACAATCGACCAGAGCGAGGGCTACTTCATCCCCCCGTTCCGGGCGGCCTACTACCCCGTGGTGGACGCCAGCACGACGGTGACACGGTACGACTCGGAACTCGACGTGTCGGACGACGTGACGGCGTACTACTACGTTCTGAAGAGCCGGGGCGGCTACCACCTCGTCCCGGTGGTCGGCTCGTACCTTGACACGATCCGCAAGACCGTGACGTGGCGGTATCAGGCCGGCGACACCGACGTGCCAGCCAACCTGAAGTTGGCGATCTACGGCGTGGCCGCGCACTTCTACGAGAACCGCGAACTGGTCAACGAGGCCCGACTGGAGACGGTGCCGATCGCGTACCGCTCCATCATCGAGTCCTACCGAAACGGGGACATGTGATGCAAGTCGGCAAGTTCCGCCATCGCATCACGGTGCGGACCCCGACGCAGTCCACGGACAATGCCGGGCAAGCGTCCTATAACTTTAGTTCGTTCGACTGTTGGACAGACGCCAAGAGCATCCGCGGGTACATCTCCGAGGCCGGGATGCAGGAGATGGCCGGGCGCCGCTACTACAAGTTCACCATGCGACACGACGACCGCATGGACTACGGCTGCGAGATCGTTTTCCGGGGCACGACGTACCGCCCGGAGCGAATCGACCGCTGGGACGAGCGGGACCGCTACCTGATCGTCTACGCCTACGAGGTGGACCTGTGATGGACGACTCGCACATCGAGGAACTCTTCGACAACATCGAGGAGATCATCAAGATGCGGGACAAGCCGTCCATCGCCCGCCTGAAGCGTGGGCTTCGGCAGGCCATGCGGATCGTGGACGCGGCGAGCCAGCAGCAGTACGCCAGCCACAAGTACCGATTCGGTGCTGGAAAGAAGAAGCACAAGGAACGCGGCGGGCGGTTCCGCGACTTCGCCAGCAAGGCGACCGCCTACCGCTACCGATTCAACGTCGCCAAGGGCAAGAAGCCGTGGCGGTATCAGTCGATGATGAAGCGGAAGGGGCGGGACAACACCTACCAGGGCAACCTGTCCCACCTGATCGAAGACGGTGCGTGGAACGTGAAGTACCAGAAGCAGAACCGGGCCTACAAGGTCCGCAAGGCTGCGTTCGAGAAGAGCCGGACCGCGGCTATGGCGAGAGCCATCCAAGCATTCAAGGAGGCACTCGGTGTCAGTTCCTGAGACGATTCACGACTTCCTCGTCGCCGCGGTGGACGACGCGACCGTCAAGGTATCGCCGTTCGTTCGTTCGCATGGCACGGACTTCCCGTTCGTGATCTACGACTTCCAGCAGGATGTCTACACCGGCTCCACGCCGTCCAGCCCCGGCCCACCGCTGATCCAGTGGGAGGCCACGGTCGTCGATCGCACCCTTCTGGGTGCGGAGACGATCGCCCAGCGGATCGTTGACGCAGCTCCAGGCGACTCCTGCCCCGTTCGCGTCAAATCCCTCGTTCGATCCTACGAACCCTCTTATGACGGCCAGCGCCCTGGCGAGTACGTCATCACCATCAACATGGAGAACTTCTGATGGCAAAGGTCATCGGCAACGGCCTGACGGCCTCGTTCACGCCTACGGACTCAACCGAGTTCACCCTCGCCGTCACCAGCATCTCTCTGGATGGTGGCGAGCGTCCCATGATC